ACAAAACCACCGTAAGCATCGTCAACTCTCTTTGGAAGTATTTCATCAACATTATCCTCAACAAGTTCAAAAATTTCTTCTCTATTCTTACGAAAACTTCTATATCTATTTTTATCATCTGGAACCAATTCTTTAAACGCATCTCTTAATGCACTATTTTTCTCATCAGAGGTATATGTAACCCCATTTTCTACAGTATCTTTACGATTATAAGCTTGTTTTGCAAGTTCGAAATATTTTCTTTCCATGTTAATCTAATTCCTCCTTCTAATTATTAAATATTATTTTACTATTATTTATTAAGCTTTTGTGCAAGTAAACATAAGGGCAGATTCTCCAGCAGGTAAAGTTACAACTCTAGTTGCTTGCAATTCGATTGCAGCACCAGCATTTTGAATAGGTTCAAGTTCAATTTGACCATTAGTAGATGGATAAGCATATACAGGAGTACCTGCTACAATTGCGGCTACAATAGCTGCATAATCAGCATAATCACCATCATCATATTTAAAATTATTGGTATCAAACATATCTCCAATATGAAAACGATAAATACGAGGTAAAAATTCACCCAAATTTAATTTGAAATTACCGAGAGACATATCACTCTCATCATACATTTTTTCCACACATGCTACTAAACCAACTCTAATTGTAGGACCACTAGGAAGTCCAAGAGTTTTTGTATAGTGCTCTTCTTCCAAAAGGAATCCATTTTGACAAGCTGTAGCAGCAAAATCAGTTGCATTCAAAGCATACTGAATGTTATGTTCACCTGTTTTAACCCCTGCCACTTTACGAAGATTTACAATACCATACCGACCAGTTACTACATTATTTACATTAGCCATTGTTTATTTTCCTCCTTCTAATTAATTAATTAATTTTATTTTTTAATGCAAGATGTCCAATCATCTTTCTTTTTACAAGTAAAACTATTTAATGGAATTTCTGTTTCTATTTTTTTAGGTTTTTTATTGAACTTTACTTGTAAATCTTTATCTGCATAAATTAGCTTGAACTCTTTTTCCATTTCATCAGTAGAAAGGTCTTTATCTTGTACTGATTTTACTTCTTCGAGGGTTAATACTTTAGAGAAATTTTCTACTAATTCAGTTTTAAGTTGAATTTGTTGGTTTTCGAATGCTTCTTGTTGTGCTGTTTCTGTGTTGGATTTAAATTCTGCTAAAGATTGATTGGATTGAGAGAGAGTTTCATTTTCTGATTTAATTGTGTTGAATTGTTCAGTTAGAGTAGATATACTTGTTTCATATTCTGTTACTTTGGATTTGAGTGCAGAATATTTAGTTTGAAATTCTTCTAACTCAGGTTTAACTTTTTCATAGTCAATAGTGATTGCTTCAAACTTTGTCTGAATTTCAGTTTTTTCTGATTCAAGAGTAGTAAACTTTTCATTTGCTTCAGTAATTTTAGAATCAGTTTCTTCTTTAATTTGTTCAAACTCAGAAGTTATAACTTCATCTATTTTTGTAAATAAAGAAGTATCCCCTGCTTGTTTTGGCCTCCAATCAGGAATAAATTCCACCTTTGTTTCAAAATCTAAAGTTACAATATCCCCATTTAGACTATATGGAACACCATAATATGTATCCCAACTATTTGTGACCACAATAGCGTTATCATCTTTTAAATCCATCAAATAAAAACTACGTCTTTCTACTAATTCTCCCCAATAATTCTTTTTCATTTCAGTCATTGTTTGAAGTATTTTATCAATTTCTGTCATTAGTTGACTGTTACTTAAAGAAAATTGTTCTTTAATCTTACTTTCAATTTCTTCTAAACTTAATTCATCAATATTAAATGAAAAAGTTTCTACAGTAAGATTATATTTTTGCAATAAGTCTATTTTTTCTTGGTTATCCACTAACTCTTTACCTCCTTCTTCTGTGATGTTATTTTGGTTATTTATATTATATTGATCCAGAGTTTCTTTTAACTCTTGCATCATAATAATAAACTTTTCTTTTGAATTATTTTGTGCAAATGAATTTGTGGTTGCTAAAGCATTTTCCATGCCTGTCCCTAAATTATTATTTAAAAATGTAATGCCAGAATATCTATAGTCATTAATTTTATAATATTGATCTTTGGAATTATATTCAAAAGAATCAACTAAAATTTCCATTGATAATTTAATATCTTTATCTCTTTCAATTATATCTTCTGCATAATTTGAATAAGATTTCCATATGTATCCATCAGCAAATACATAATTTTTATCATTAAATTCTTCAATAGTATAATTACAATCTGAAGGGATAAGCCCAATAGGTGTTTCTTTATAGATTAATTTATATTCTCCTTCAGCAATTTTACTTTCTTCAATATCCATATCATGACTGCCAAATTGGGGTACATTGTTTTCATCAAAAATAACATTTGCAAGAATAGGAATATTTACAATAGAATCCTTAGCTTTTTCCATATTTTCAACTTCAAAAAATGAAGAGTTGGGATTAATACCGTCATGGCATATTCTTAACCTCATTTTGATAAACCTATCGGAATCAAAAGAATTGTCTATTTCATATGTTGTTGCCAATGATACGTTTTGTAATTCTTTTATTTCGCTCAATATTTATCACCTCCTTTCAAATATTAAATTAGAATATCATTTTATTGCTAAATACAAATTGTTTTTTATCAATTTGATTAAAATTAAAATTTAATGATTGGTTATTTTCAAAAATAGAGAATCTATTATTTTCAGATAAAAGTTTAAATCCATCTTTAAGTAATTTGTTTTTTAGTTCTTGTGTAAAACAGTGAATGAAATTCATATACTCACCTACTTTTTATCTAATAATTATGATGCTTTTGCTAGGATGTTTAATTCTTTTGTTAGAATTGCTTCTATGTTGTCAAAATCTTTATAGGGGATACGGAGGATTTTTATATTGTGTTCTTTACAATAATCATCTTTTAATTTGTCATGTATTTGCACTTTCTTTAATCTTTCTTCAGCATGTTTTACTGGTTCATTTTTATAATTTTTGATTGGTTTATAATGAAATTCTCCATCATATTCTATAATAAAATTATATTTAGGAATGTAAAAATCATAAGGTAATAATCCACCACCAAGACCTATTAAGTTATCAAATTTCATTTGGGGTATGTAATATATATGACTATTATTTTCTGTTTTAGATAATTTTTCATAATCCTCTTGATTTATTAAAATAAAACCTTTGGATATAAAAATCCTTTTACATTCTTTTTCTCCTTTGGACTTTTTACATTCTGGACAACCACTTTTTATTATTCCAGTCCTTGCATTAATTCTTGTGGGCCACTCATGACCACAATCCTTACATTTCCACCATACTTTTTTGCCCGAATATGGTAGATAATCTTCTGGTGAATCTATATTCTTTTTATAATTCCATTCTTCGCAAATTATTGGGTAAAGTATTAATAAATTATATTCTTTACTTGGTAATTGGTGTGAACAATATGAACAACATGGTTTATTGTTCCTAGTACGTATTTTATCCTGCCATTCATGTCCGTTTTCACACTTCCACCAAGCATCTTTGCTACTTCCACACGTAACATCAAAAGGCGTTAAATCACCATTCTTTGTCGGATGCCACTCTGACGCTAATTTAGGATTAAGGGTTGCAAGACAATTTGAAATTCCTACTTGTCTTCCTACACAAAATCCACACCCTTTTCCTGAATGAATATTGCTCCAATTCATTTCAAATATTTCTCCGCAACTTTCTTTTAAACATTGCCATTTAAGATATTTATGATTATTCTCATATTTTTGATTATCTAATATATTAAATAATTTATTATTTATCTCACACCATAATTTAATATTTTGTATTGTGTAAGGATTTGACTCATGAAATTTTTTAGGATTATGAAAAGATATAAATATATAAATGTCTATATAATATTTATATCCTTCAATATCTATCAAAGTTAACTTATTCTTTTCACGATTTATTAATTCAAAACCATTTTCATTAACAATACGTTTTATTTCATCTAATGGATATTTTATTTTTCCCATATTTTATCACTCTCCAAATCAATTTATTTAAATTAAAAAGGACTAGTATTTACACTAATCCTTGTTTTCTTTGTGTAAGATATTCTAATAACCTTTCAGTTCTAAGAAATACCCAACAATATCTATTTGTGTTTTCGTTCAAAGTTCTTACTATATATCTTTCTCCAATTTCTAATAATTCCTTTTTAAGTCTATTACTATAGCAATAAAAAGGTTTCAAATTAAAACACTTCCTTAAATTAAATTTTATCTAATATTATTTTCCTTATCGCGAGTAGTCACTCCACCGTCACTTAAATCACCATCTGCTTTAGTTGGGCGACCACCAGTATCATCTTGATTACCAGAATTTTGGTTCATGTTAATAGGAGTTATCCACGATTCTTTTGATTTTGTTAAATTTTCATACTCAAGACTAGTTAAATAATCATTGCTGTTGTGTCCTGCCTTACTTGAAAGTATAGAAAATGACCCACCTATTGTAGTTAATTTATATTCCTGCTCAATCTGCTCTGTTTGATTATACCAAGTGATTTTCCATATATTCAGTTTAAATGTGTATTTTTTCCTTAAGTTTACATTACTAATCCTATAATTAAACCAACTTTGAATTTTATCAAGTATATTGAATACATTAGACTGTATGTAAACTAAATTCTGAGTGACACCTACTGAACTATTAGTAGAACTACCACCTAACAATAGAGGATTAGCTCCTGCTTGCATGTATGCCATTGATTTAGCAAATTCAGCTAAATTTGTTTTTTCACTTTGTTCACTTTTAAATGGAATCTGTTCTAACTTATAAGGCGATCCCGTCACGCACACGGATGAAGGTACTCCTTGAGCAATTATATTAACCCATTCGGCCACCCGATCTGGTTCAATTAATGGAATCCCCGTCTCTGGATCATGCGGGAACTCAACATTGATGAGCTTTAAAGCCGAATCCCTAGAACTCTCAATTTCCTCATCAATCAAATCATTTAACAAAAACAACTCAGTAAACAATTGACTATACAGAGGCAAGAAAAATGTGTCATTATCTCCACCTAATTTAATACAGCATACTTTTTCACTAGGTAATGGTTGCCATTCAGGATATCTTAACTTATCTGGATTCTTTTTATATCTATCATATAACACCTTAAATTCAGCAGGATATACTCCCCATGCAAATTCTGACAATTCATTGTCTCTTGATAAATCATCAAAATATTTAAAGTTAAACTCAACCTTATATTGTCCTCCAAGAATTGAATATAATCTAATATACTTTATTGGTAAATCCCATAGATAAGGAAAATTCCCATCATTTTTCTCAAATCCACAGTACGCTCCATATCTAACTATACTTTCAATAATTCTTCTTCCAGTTTTCTTTATATCGATATTTTCAATATAATCTCTAACTGTATCAAATTCATTTTCAAAATTGTTTAATATTTTGTCAAATGCTTCTTGATCTATTGGATTATCTAGCTCATCTAATTTAGTTTTTGCTTTTAATTCTAAATTTAATTTTCTCATTGTTGATTTTGTTGGTTGAAGATAATTATCCAATGTTGCCATATTTGAGGTTAGATTTACTAGAGTTTTATAGATTCCTTCAGGAGCATATAATAAATCTGATAAATCTAAAATTTCTGTTTGATATTTAATTGGATTATTTAACCATAATTTTATTTTATCTATTGTAATGTTTTTGTTGTTTTTGGTATTTCTTTTATTAGAGAAAAATGAAGCAATACGAGAGAGTGAAAAGTTTTTAGATTTTGATGGTTCCCATGATTCTTTTAATGCGAAAAGATTAGGTGAGAGGGGTTTGTTTTGATTGTTTTGGTTTTGGTCTGGCAAGGAATGACCTCCTTTCTATTTAGTTGTTTAGTTTTATTTATTATAATGATTTATTTTGGTTATCGTCTTGCTCTGCTTGATTTATTTGCTATTGCGAAGTATGATGATGGGGAGATGTTTGTTGGACGTTTTTTATTGGTGATATTCTTTCTTCTAATTTGTTTCAAATACCACCCTAATAAAGCTAAACAATAAGCTCTATCATCATTTAATTCATTTTCTTTATCTTTAGCTAAATCATATCTATAATTTTCATTACTCCCTGTGTATCTGTAGGTATAAATCAATTCTTCTTTTGCTAAATCAATATTTTTTAATGCTAACTCCTCTTCAAAGTCCAAAGGGGATTTCTTGAAAATTATTTCTTTTTCTTTAACTATGTTACCATCATCGTCTTCCACATCAATCATTTTTCCTGTATAATTTGGCAATAATAAATATCCTTTTGAATCATATTCATTAGTGAATGATATTAAATCTAAATTATTCATTTCTAATAATGCATCAAACATTTCTTTTTTATATTTTTGTGGAGACATTAATTTTAATTTATCAACAGCATTGGGAAATTTATGAATATGTTCTTTACACTCCTCTTTATCAATAAAACCTTTATGTTTAAGACCATTCGAATCTTTCCAATCTTCCATAAGATAATCTGCTATTGTAGTTCCGTGTCCACCTGCACCTGCATCGATTAGTATACATTCAATATTTTCATAATCTGGATTTCCTTTTCCATTATAATCCAATATCATTTGTTTTACTAAAGATATTTGCTCAGGTGTTCTCATAGGTGTTTTTTTCTTTTTACCTATATCTACAAAACTTACTCCATTGCATATCTCTAATCTTTCTCCGACATTTTCATCAAATATTACTTCTCCAACTAGACAAACAGAGTTGTCATATTGATGTGCTGGATCATAGGCTATTATAAACTTTCTTTCTCCACGATCATCATTTTTTAATACTGGCAATCTCAATTGAGAATTTCTAACAATTGTTGCCCTTTTAAAAACCTGTTTATCTCCACCATCAAGACTAAATTTATTGTAAAATTCTCTCATAGCTTTTTCTTTGTTTTTTCTCATTTCTGCATCAATTTCATCTTTATTAATAAGTGGAACAGGATATAATTTTCCATTATAAGTAGCATTAATCATAATTTCACAATTTAAATCACATACAAAATAATTCTTATCTCCTAAAAACATTCGTTTTGCATAATCTTTATATAAGGCATAATAATAACTATCTGTACTTGATGCAGACGAAATAAACAATCTTTGATTAGGTATTTGTTGGGGATAAGTAGTTACATCTAAATCACCACCAAGCCTAAAAGTAGAATTCTGCAACAAAAATGGTATTGTAGCTACCACATATTCTTCTTCCGTCCAACCACTTTCATCATACACATTTAGTGCCGAGCGTTTTCCTCTATTGTTTGTAATATCTCCACTTAAACTTGTTACAGAACTTCCATTATATAACTTATAATTAAAACCAGATTGTGAATGAGTGAATCCGTCTGTATTAGCTGTAGATTTAACAAGTTCCCCCATAAAAAAATCTGTTAATCCTGCAAAACTTTGAATTTCTTTCTTGGCTATTTTTTCAATTTTCATAAACGTATCTTGACTTTGTGCTGAAACATTACTTAGAATATAACTGTTGTGTCCAGGTATTAATATTCCTTTTGACATAAGGAATGGGGCTACTAGGGTACTCTTGCCACCATTTCTAGTAATACACCAAAGATTATATGCTTTTAACCAAGAATTCATAAATGCATATTTTTGTGCATCCAAAAACTCAATTCCCATGAATCTCTCACAGAACTTAATTGGTGCTTGTCTTCCCCATTGTATTATTTCTGCCAACTTTAGATATCCCTCAAGTTTTTTTTGGGAAAGTTGAGTTTCAGAGCTTCTAAGAAAATATTCCAAAACAATCAACCCCCACTAGATAATATATCATATTGTTGTATAATTTGAATTTTCATAAGTCTATTGTCTTCTCT